GGTATTGTTCTTATGCTATCAACACAAGTGCTAAAACAAACAACCATCGGTCTGCCGTCTGCATCGCCCTTCATTCTTGCTCTCATAGTGTCCCAACCGCCCATTGCACCAGCTCGTGCTATCCGTTTATTATCTGCTCGTTTAAAGTATGGGCCACCGCCTTCATACATTCTTTCAGCGATACTTGGCCCACCATCTTCACTAAACGCTGCTGGATCAAGTACACCATAATCCATTTCTTCATCATCAGCCATACGTTCAGTTATACCTTCACCAACAAGGTTAGCTTCCATTCTCAAGCCAATATTCTTGTTGTTAGGTGATCCATACCATTCCCTGTAACGTACCATGCAACCTCTAGGTAATGTTCTGCCATTAGCCATTTGGTAGTCATCAGACACAACAGCCCACCAACCAAACGAAAAAGGAGCTGCATATCCCCAGTCACCAGAGATAAACTTAGTCCAATGATCTGGAATAGCAAAAGGTTTGACAACATGCTTGTCTTCTGACCAACAATCAAAAAATGCTCCCTCAACTACATTCCAGTCGCCCATAAGCATCGCTCTCACAAGTGCATCTGAACCAATACCTTTAAGTTTATCAATATAAGTTGGGTCTTGTTCTAGTAGTGCTGGGTTATCATTTACTCTAGCTGGGATGTATTGACGCAACATACCGCCTTCTTCTGGCCCTGTCTTGTAAACCTTTAACGGCTCTTTGCCATCAATAAATGTGTTCTTAACAAACAAATGCCCGATATTAGCTGGGTTAGAGCCACACAAAATGCGAGGGAATTGACCTTTTAAGTGATCTGGAACATCTATACCAACCATTCTAACTCTAGCTCTAAGCTGTCTGTACATACGCTCTGTAAAGGTAGTTAGCTCATCAATAAGTAAAACGTGCATCTCAGCAGAGAGATATTTACCAACGTCCTTCTCATGCTGACAATGGCATAAATATATTCTCGATCCATTCCAGAACCTGATGTTATCTTCAACAATAGTTGCATAACCAGCATCAACCCATGCCTGTAATGTATTTCTAAACCCATGATGGCTGTCTAAGTGTGTCTTAATCAGATCATCACGAACTCGTCTAAATAGGTATATTTGCAAGCCAGCTATCTGTGTACACCAGTGAATAGCAGCTACTCTCATCAAATGAGATTTACCACCACCAGCAGCACCGCCATATAAAACTTCAGTTGCTGTTGTGGTTAGTGCTGTCTTTTGTTTTGGATATAGACCAAGTTTAATGGGTGCTTGTGTCATCGTCTATCTTTGGCTCAATCTCAAAGATTTGCAATACAGGAACAACTGGGCCACCATCTTTTCCACTAATCTCAGTAGATTGTAAATTGGGCAATGTCTTGTTCAACAGTATCTCAATAGCCCTAATCCTTTGTGGCTCTAGGTCTACATCATTACCTTGATCATCTTTTTTGTTAAGTGCATAATTCTCAAGACGTTTCACCAACTGGGTAGTTGATATTTTTGCCCTTGTTTTTTCAAAGGCTGGATCATCAGGATGTGATCTGTTTCTTTTAGGTGCTGCCATAGTGTGTCCCTAAGATAATTAACCAAGTTGGTCATTTACTCCATTTGATATTTCATCAACCATATCTTGTTCGGCTTCTCTGGTTACATTATCATTTAAACCATTTGCAAAGTATTCACCAAAGTTTTTTCTAAACTCTATTATTCTTTGCTCTTCAGTCAATTTCTTGTTTAAATCCTTTATAGATTTCATCACTTATCCTTTTATTTTTATATTCAATTTCAAGAGCATCATCTAGCTCTGTTTTTAATTTAGATGTATTCATTACAGGCAAGTCTTCAAAAGGCGTAGTTATTGCGTTACCTTTACCTCTACTGTTATCAATATATTTTACATTAACTTTTGGATTGTCTGCATATTCTAACTCAAGTTTTCTTATAGTATCTCTTGCACCCAAATGAGTTTCTAAATGCGCTCCTATTGGTACGGTCCGACCTGATCCAAATTTCTTTTCTTGTTTTGCAGCTCTGGTCAATGCTCCCATAACTAAACTTTCAACAGGATCACGATGCGTTAAAACTATGGCAACTTCATGACCTGTATCTAATGCTTGCACAATTTTCTTTTTAGCACTGTTGTATGTGTTCATATTAGTATCAAATATAGCCTTTGAATTATCTGCTATTTGTCTTAGATCAGGCTGTGAATTTAAACCAGATGTTTTACCAGCTCCAGTACCGCCAGCAGTAAATGTAATTAAGTCCATTTCATTATCTTGCTTTGGTCTTGCTAAAGCTCGATCATACAGTTTCTTAGCAAATGCGCTTGATGCTTCATGTACGTTTGCACTTAATGATCTATTTGCTAAATATTCAGGTGAAAGCTCTCTAGCAAGATCAGTGTTTATTACCTTGCCACCCTCAGCATCTTCAAGTTTACTATATTCTTTAACTGCACCTTCAAAGTCATTGTCTATTTTTTTCTGTAAAGCAATGCCTTCTGGGTATTGTATTTGTTTGTAACCTTTTTCACCAAATTTAGGTATTCTTTTCCCTTGTATTCCAACAGCAGCTCCAGAGTATGGAATAGGACTTTCAACTAACATGGCTGATAAATCTCTTTTCATTCTTTTTGCATCATTTTTATCTTGCAAGCCAACTTTTTCTAAAAGGTCAGCACCTAATGAAGACCCTCCAGCTAGTAAACCAGCAATAGCTTCTATTCCTGCAACTGGTGCTTCTACTAACGGACTGAGCGGACCTAACATATCTCTAGACATTTGTAAATTTTCTGGATCAAATCCAGTTTGCTCACCCACTACTTTATTATAATAATTACCAGCTTCTCCCATCATACCAGACATTGACAATCGCTCTTGGTTTTGCAATTGCTTTGCTATCTCTTGTGCTTGCAATTCTTCTGGTGTTAATTGCTGTGACATTTGAGGAATGCCCAAATAATCTGCTGGGTTTCTGTAATCCATATCTATTCCTTTTTTATTACCTTATAAAAAATAATTACTTTAATCAATCAATTTATTCTAACAACTTTATCATTTTCATTAATCGGTTAGGAATTTTTCTTGCTCCACTTTCAAAATAAGATACTGAAACATAACTTTTATATCCCAAAATTTTAGCAGCCTCTGTTTGCGTTAAGCTGTTATCTGTTCGCCACTGTTTTAAAATATTCATTTTATCTCTCCTAGTTAGTTGGTTGGTCTTAATAAGAGGCGGTATCAACCGCCCCTCGTTAAAATCAATTTACTCAATTTGACCATAAGATTGTAAGTTGCCATTTTTAGTAATAGTGTGTAAATCAAAAACCCTTCCTACTTTGTTTGGGTCTAGTACGGCTTTGATTTTAGTTTTCTTAATTAAGCTATTTACGACATCTTTGATAAGGTTAAATGGTAAATCTAAACTGTCAGCCAAATCTTTAGTAGACGTACTGTAATAAAAATCACAATGGATTTCAGCTCTTTCTAAAACTTTTGTTTCTAATTCAGTAAATGTAGTCATTTTAGTTCTCCTGTTTCATTGTTTGTACCTTAATTATAATCATTGTTTACATAATGTCAACAACTAAATGTAAATTTATTTTATTTCTCATGTTTGATCGTTAAACTGCCAACGCTGGGTAACACGCCCAACACTTGATGTGTGGTGGTTGCCACTTAAAACATTCCATCCGTCTGGAACGGTCTGGTCTACGTGAAGCATTCCTACCTGTGCTATTAGATCATCATCGGACGGGTTTAGTGCGTCACCACTTATTTGTGTGTTGTTTATTCCAAATACATTATTCATCTTAATTTCTCCTGTTTCATTGTTTGTACCTTAATTATAATCATTGTTTACTTACTTGTCAAGTAAAAAATATAAATAAATTTTACAAATAGTTCTTGACATTATGTAAATAGTGTTTATATTAAGATTGTAAGGTAAATAAAATGGAGAAACAAAATGCTTACTTTAAAAAAAGATTATTCAGGTAGTTACAAAATTGAAGGTCATGATATGGAGCATGTGGTTAGAATTCAGAGATCATGTGATAACGAAAAATATTGGACGTGTGAAGGGCATACTTTCAATTCACTAAGAGATGCAAAAGCATTTATGTTTGAAGATCTTTCTTAATCCCACCTTAGCTAGGAGAAACAAAATGACTAAAAATTATGAATTATGTAATACTTGTGATGGCACAGGCACAGAGTTTGTTGTTAATCAGTTTGAAACAGAATTCTATGGGCATCCTGACAATGACCCTGATTACAGAGAGGTTTCTTGTCGTGATTGTAATGGTCTTCGGGTAACAGAAGTTATCGAAGATTGGGAATTAGAGGACATTGCTAATCAGAAAGCGGAATTAGCTTACTGCTACCAATAATGGAGAAATAAAATGTACACAATGCATCTTTTTGAAAAAAAATCTAAAAAAGCCACAGTTATAACTGAAGCAAATAAAGTAGAATGTTTTTTGTATCTTGTACAAATGAATAACGGTATTCGTAAAACAGCACAAGAAGAGCCAAGTTGGGATTACGCATACGGCTACGAAGACGGTAATATAAATAATTGTCCAATAAGACATTCAAAGCACTATTTAAATATTTAATTTTATAAAAAGGTAAGGTAAAATGACAAAAAAAACTGCTGCTGAACAAGCTGCATACGATAAAAAAATACAACATTATTTTGACAATGTAGGTCAATATATGTGTAATAATTTAAATGCTCATGTTATTAGTGAAAATGTAAAGGACACAAAAAAATGAATATTACGGACAATGAAAAAATGATTTTAGTAAAAGAGTGGCGTAAATCTAATGGTTACACACAACAACAAGCAGCAGAAGAACTTGGTTATTCGTCACGAGTAACTGTTGGTTATTTTGAAACTGGTGCAAGACGCATACCTGATTGGGTTTTGTCTGCTGTAAATTTATTAAAAACAAAAAAATTGGATCAAAACAATGTCTAATAATTATCATAAATATTTCTGTGATTTAGAACGTGATATTTGGAAGCCAGAAGAAAAAAAAGTTAGTTATGTCAAACCAATCATACAAGCTTTGGCAATTGCTGTGCCATTGTTTACTCTTCTGGCGTTTATTTGGGTTGCGTTGCCATAATATTTTTCAACGGCTGGATAGTTACTTTAACACCGACAAAGCCAGCTTCCACCCACCTTAGCGTTAGATGCTCAACCTGACAATCGTCTTTCCACACTTGTGCGTCAGTACAAAAATCAAGAACAGCCTTTGCTAAATTATCCAAATCTCTTTTACGCTTATCAGGTCTGACAAAGTCTAACTGTACTTGGACTGCACCGTTGACCCAAGCTGGGAAATTCTGCTTGCAAGCACATAGTTGAGCTTCAGCAATCCATTTTTTATATCTTGGTGACTTGTACCTTCGAGCCTTCCCTGCATACATGCTATTTACTGATGGGGGGAACGGTAAAATAAAATTATTCATAAAGTGCCACCATATCCTCAAAGGTTTCAGGTCTTTCACCATGTATGTTTTCTTTCCAATTTTGATACAGGCTCTTAGGTGCTTTGGCTAACAATAAACGCCACTGGTGTTTAGTCCTCTTAATAGGATTTTCCTTGTAAGCCTCTTCTAGCTCTGGGTCTACAGTGCCGTTCTTTGCAATACCATCAACCTTACGTTGAAACTTGACTGCGTTACAGTACCAAGTCTTCCAAGCTGCATCCCAGTCTGCAAACTTCTTTCCATTTGCCAAGCAGTAGGTTTTAAACTCATCGGCTATCAGAGAATAAGATAAATCTGCTCGCCCTCTGGTCATCCAATATTTCAATGCTAATTCTTCACTTGGAATGAAATTTTTATCCAACATTGTTTTGCCCCTTTTTAAGGGGTTTGGGGTTATACTTTCTTTTATAGTTATAGGTCTAGTTATAGTTGGTAGAGCGTCACTACTAGCATTCGCTGAGACCTTATTGTTATTCTTCAATGCGTTAGCCTTACCACCAAGACTTCCTAAATGCCTCTTTAACGCCACCTTTTCTGATGCGTTACTGAACAATGTAAGTAATCTTTTTTGTGTTAAACCATTTTCATCTTCAATAAGAAATTCCATAATTGTAGGCTTTATTCTCTTCCACTGAGCTGGTGAACATCGAGCAAACCTAGCTAGTTTTTTATCATCGTTATGAACATAGCCTCCAGACCTCCACATACAGACAAGCAACATAATATATGCCCCTGTCTCGGCTGCGTTAAGATGTGTAGTGTCAGCTATGAAGCTATCAGTCCATAAAGGCATTGCTGGTAATTGTGCCATTTTTCTCTCCCATTAATGTATTAAATATTATCTTGACCCACTTTATCTGCAATTAAATCTACCCATGTAACCTTTTTCTTTGTTGCTCGTTCCACCTTGTGTATAGTCGTGCTGCTTGGCATGTGTTTGCCTTTTAGTAGTCGTGAAACCGTTGCCTCATCTAACCCTGTGTCTTTTGCAAAGCTACGCTGTGTTATTCCCTCTAACCTTAAAAACATTGCTAATTTCATTTATTTTACCTTTTAATTAATTATTTACTTGCATATCATACAATATCTGTTAATCTCAAATAGTCAACAACATTTTGGGAGAAAAAAAATGACAGCACATCTAAAACAATCACTAGCAGCTCTGGCATATGCTGGCGCACAATATAACGAAGTTGCAATTTGGTCTGATGAAGATAGGACCTGCAAAGCAGAACGGCTTCAAACACTAATTTTTCACACAAAAGAAATGTTACAAAGTGCAATTGAAGACCTTGAAGCAGATGAAACAGAAACTACAGGTATTATCAGCGGAATTCAGCATTTTGATGATGACAATGAAATTCCCTGTTTACTAAAAATGTACGAATTTGCTGAACATGAAAATGAACCTTCCGATTTTGAGGAGCATTCAACATGGCACAAATAAAAATCCCATCCATAATAATACCTTTATTGAAACTGAAAACTGTTCACTCATTACTAACTGAGCAGCGACAGTTTGCTCGTATGGGTCAGCATATCAATACTGACAATCTGCGAGAAATTAGAAATATCTGCCTAGATACAGTAGATATGACCTTTGAAATTTCTGAAATACAAAACAAACATGGAGAGAAAATATGACCGAAATAACTGCAATTGAGGCTTTTATTAAAGCTCAGAAAGAGATGAAAACGCCTGTTTTCAATAATGTAAACCCACACTTTAAGAACAAATTTGCTGATTTATTAGCTATTGCTAACTCTTGTAAAAAAGCATTATTAGATAACAATCTTACACAAATTCAAAGATATGGCTTTGTTGATAGTGTTTGGGGAGTGCTTACATCTATACTCTATAAGGATGGCACTGTAATTAGTGATAGTTTTTATCCAATTAACGTCAGCCTCAATGATCAGCAAAAGGGATCAGCTACTACTTATGGTAGACGCTACAGTTTAGCTATGGCTTGTAACTTAGTGGCTGAAGAAGATGATGATGGTGGTAGAGCAGCAGCGTCAGAAACAAAAGTACCAGTCAAGCAAATTACCAGCGAGCATTACAAAATATTGCAAGCATTAATTGACACCAAAAAAGATGTTAATGTGAAAAAAATGTGTAATCATTATAAAATAGATGCGTTGGCACAATTACCGCTTGAGCGTTATAAATCAGCTTATGATGCACTCAATGCAAAAGAAGATAAATAATGCAGATACATGATGTTGAACAAGGTACTCCAGAATGGCTGATATTGCGTTCTGGGCTACCAACAGCCTCTAACTTTAGTAAGATGGTCACATCTACTGGTAAGATATCTAAATCTATTGATGACTACGCTTTATCTTTATCTTGTGATTTATTTGCAAAGAAGCCTTTGGACGAATGGCTTGGTAATCAATGGACTGATAGAGGCACTGAGCTTGAACCAGATGCTCGCTCAATGTATGAGTTTCAGAAAGATTGTACAGTCAAAGAAGTTGGTTTTATTACTAGTGATGGATGGGGATGCAGCCCTGACGGATTAATAGACGATGATGGTATGGTAGAGTTCAAATGTCTAAAGGCAGAGAACCACGTTAAAACCATCTTAGAGTTTAATAAAACTAAAAAAATACCGTCTAAATATATAGCTCAAGTTCAAGGTCAAATGTTAATTGCTAACAGAGAATACTGTGATCTTTGTTTTTACCATCCAGACCTACCAATGAAAATAATAAGAATATTGCCTGATAGTTTGTTAGTTTCAGGTCTTTTAAAAGCCAAGAAAATCATAACAGAAATGCGTGATGACATAGTAATCATTTTAGGAAAGGAAATACAAAATGCTTAATAAAGTACAATTAATAGGAAGGCTGGGAAGCCCAGCAGACGTAAAAACCATGCAAGGTGGTGACAACATAGCAACCTTATCAGTGGCAACTTCAGAGAGCTGGAAAGATAAAATCACCAACGAATGGAAAGAAAAGACAGAATGGCATAAGGTGGTTTGCTTCGGATTTAATGCTGACAAGGCTGAACGATTTGAAAAAGGAACTCTGCTATACGTTGAAGGTCAGCTTCAAACTCGTAAATGGACAGATAAGGCTGGTGTTGATAAATATACAACTGAAATAGTTCTACAAAAATTTAATGGTACTATTAGAAGTCTTGTAAAAAATGAAGTTGCCAGTATTGTGAATACTGAAGTAGCTCAAATGGACGATGAAATACCGTTCTAACTAAATAGTTTGTGAGGTTGTTTGTATACCGATCCCATCGCCCCTCACAGACTCTCTCCCAAGGCGATGGGATCACCTACATTTGGGAGAATGATAATGACACAACGAAAATATATATTAGAGCAATTATTGGCTGGTAGAAAAATAACCAGATTAGACATTTTTAATGAAATTTGGTGTTTTAAATTACCAGCTAGAATTTGTGAACTTCGACAAGAAGGTTACAATATCAAAACTAAAATGATCCATTTAACAAATGCAAACAATCAAAAGAAATGTTTTGCAAAGTATTGGATTGACCAAAATCCACAACGTGAGTTGTTTTAATGGCTAAAATGAAACTCACAGCGGATCATAAAAGGTTTCATTTATGGGTTATGGACAAACCTTGCTGCGTTCCTGATTGCCAACAGCCTTCTATTTTTCATCATCAAAAACAACCGTTCCCATTGCCAAGACGTGACCATAGGTATGGTGTAAATATATGCTCACATCATCACAGCGAGTATCACGACAAATACGGTTCTGATGATGCCTTTGCAGAAGCATACGGTATCTATATGCCAGATTATGCACTTACAAATTTAGAATATTGGGAAGATGAATGATGGCAGTAGATACCAACTTATATAGACATTATGACAAGGACAGTACGCTATTGTATATCGGCATTTCGTTAAACAGTATCGCTAGATTGAACCAGCATAAAAAGCATTCTGATTGGTTTAAAGATATAACGAACGTCAAAATAGAAACTTTTTACACTCGTGATGCAGCACTTGAAGCGGAACGAACCGCCATTATAGTTGAGAAGCCTTTGCATAACGTCCACCACAATAGTGCGTTAAAAATGCCTACCTACAGGCAAAAGTACGAAACGGCACGAGATGAGGTAACTGCGAGAGTGGTAGATAAATTTGAACCCCTATATACATTATCACAAGCATCTATACTGTTAGGTTTTAGCGTCAATAAACTAAAAGAGTTCTACGCAAAAGGTAAGATAAACTTCTTAACCATAGGGCATAAGCACCATACATTTAAAGGCGTGAAGCGTATACTACCAAACTATAGAGTGTCGGGATGGCAGATAATTGATTTCATTGAATTTTTAGAAGCAGAAACAGAGGAAGAAAATGATGATAGATTTATTATTGGATAAAAAATGAAACACATCGTAAAGCACAAAAACCAATTACAAAAAATAGCTGATCATATAATGCAATTAAATCCAGATAATGACTGGATTATTGAGGTTAAAAAACACGTCAAAAGACGGTCAAATAACCAGAATAATTTGATGTGGATGTGGCTTAATCAAATTGCTGGCTTGATGTCTGATGAAACAGGATACGAAGTATGGGAAATACACGAGCTGTTTAAAAATAACTTTTTGATTGGCAAAGAAGTAGATTTAGGTGGCTTACAAGTAATAGTGAAAACTACCACTGATTTGACAACAAGTGAAATGACAAGATATTTGGATCAGATACAGCGTTTTTGTTCGGCAGAAATGGGTATATATTTGCCACTTCCAGAGGAGCTACAAAAGCGATGAATTGGACTTTTAATGATGGTGGAAGATTGGATGCTGGCTTGCATGGGTTAGTTAAAGACTGTGCAGCTAGAGCAGAAGCTATTTTGTTTGATGTGACGTATACAAAAGCTCTTGATAACTTTAATAATGTAACGCCACACGCATATCTTGATAATATACTTAAAAAGGATGGTTGGAGTTACAGAGAAGCACAGCCAGACACCGTTGTTAATAATTTGAAGGGAACGGTAGTGGCTATGCTTGACCAGCACTATACTGTTGTTATAGACAATGAAATAAATGATATATTTGACACGTCTGATAAAATTGTTTACTCTTATTGGTCAAAAAAATAAATATCTGACATATCCCTTTTAATTATAAACAATCTGGCTTGCATCTTTTGATTTTTGGCAATACTCAGAAAGTGTAAAATCAGGTTTCCAAGACATATCCCTTTCGATTGAAAGTCCAAAAGGTAGCTTGACTGACATTAATTCATATAGTGAAACATAACCAAGTTCTGGACTGCCCATACCCAGATCACAAAGTCCATAGAACATTTCGTCTTCTGGGTTGTATTCTGAAAGCAACCATGTAGCAGCTCCGCAAGGGTTGAATAGTTTTAAATAAGGTTTGTGCTTCATTCTTGAGTTATCATCTGTTTCAAGCTGTTGCATTACTAATTTTTTTTCAATTTCTGCTGTCAATAGTTTCATTTTATCTCTCCTTTGTTTTGGTCTTTATTGTATTCTGCCATTTTCTTTACAATGGCCTCAGTTAATTTTTTGTTTTGTTCAGGTGCTAACCCGATCACTTCAAACATTGGTTTTTTGTCTTGGTTGTTCATTGCATCTCTCCTTAAAGTTTATAAGCCATTAAAGTCCCTGCATCATGTGCTGAGGCATAGTAACCATGGCTTTTTAATAGTGCATTTAACTTAGGGTGAACGCCCATTGTAGCACTGAATGAATAGGCATCGTATATATATTCGTCATCATGAAAGTCTTCACTTCCCATAAACCATATACCACCTTCACTACCATTAAAATTTTCGGAAGGTGCTGCCATAGCTTCTGGCATTTGATCATTGATCAGGTCTATTAAGTTTTCGTTAGTATCCACTATTCTCATTTTATTTCTCCTGTTAAGTTTGCCTTACTATCTTAATATAATCATTGTTTACTTAATGTCAACCCCTATTGTAAAATTTATTTATATTATTTTATAAATTTAATTTACTTTTATACTTGACATCATGTAAATAGTGTTTATATTAGAGTTGTAAGACAAACCAAACAGGAGAAATAAAATGTTTAAAAAGTATAAAATTGAAGTAATGGAAAATAGTGTTAAAAGCAAAACACCTAAATATTTTAGGGAGCTTTATAAAAAATACAATGATGTTGATAGTTGTGAATATGGTTTCAAAACATTTGCTACAAAACAAGAAGCAGAAGATTTGATCCTAACATTACCAACTACTACAAAATTAGAAAGATTTGCAAATACAACTTATAGATATGAGGTTGTGCCAATTATTTACGAATTTTGTAATTACAACGGTTATTCAGATACCTATCCATATGAAATTGTAAAAGTCATATCAGACAAAACAATAGAAATAAGAGAAATGGATGCAGAAATAAAAAAAGATTGGAAACAAGATGTAATTCTTGGTGGCTTTGCTGGTCATACTGTAAACAATGGTGGTGAATGGGATATTAAGCCAAACGAAGAAAATCCAATTATCAGAGCAAGACGGAGTAAACATGGGCAGTGGAAAAGCAAATGTGGAAGACATTCACTAAGCACACAGCCTGTCAAATTTTACGATTATAACTTTTAACTTAACAGGGAGAGCTTAGGCTCTCCCGATACTTTTTAACTTTATAAATTAAATTTACTTTTGTACTTGACATTATGTAAATAGTGTTTATATTAAGATAGTAAGACAAACTAAACAGGAGAAATAAAGTGACAAATACAAAACTAAATATGATGTTTAAGCAGAGAGAAAAACTTGCAGCGGAATACGGTATTGGGATAGTAAAATTCTTACTTGAAAATAACTTTGAAGCTTCGCAAAATGGCTATGATGCTTATATAGCAGATCAAAAGAATATTGCATTACGGAAAAAATCATGGGGGTTTTAATGACTAATTAATTAACTCCATTTAGATTTGTTTGCCCAATAAGCTGCTGACATTGGACCTTTTGCAATATTTTTAGCGTGACGTGCTTGGAAGCTAGATTTCCTATTTTTTTCTTTTTCTGTTTTTGGGTTGCCACCAGCACCGCTTACACCTTGTTGTCCATAACGTATAGTTTTGACCTGATCACCTGATTTTGCAACAACAACGTGACTTTTAGTTTTATGATTTGGTGTGCGTTTAGGTTTGTTTACACCAGATACGCCAATTCTATTTACTAGTGCCTGTACAAGTTCATCGTTCATAACCATCTGCCAGTTCTAATTTGTTCTGTTATTTGTATAGCTCTATCACCAACTTGCTCTGCCCATTTGCTATTCATCATTTCATCGGCTGCTGCTTCCCAATCTTCATTTTTTAAATATTCAATTGTGTTGGAAAACTTGCGTACAGTCCCAATCCCAACATTAAAAGTAAAATTAATCATGGCAGATATTCGTGCATCATTAAACTTGCTCATCCACGGAAATGCATTTAGCAATTGTTTTGTTGCCTCTGCAATATCATTTTTTAATAGATACTCTGCCTCGTCTTCTGAGATGCCTATGTCATCCAAGTTGCGACCAATTCCAATGCTACGTTTTTTTGCACTGCATAAATACAAATT